TTTAAACCAACAAACTCCAGACAACAAAAAGCCCGGCTTGCGCCGGGCTCTGACTTACTTAGAAACTAGAGAGAGTTGGAAAACTTAAGCCGCCTTGGCGATCTCGGCGCCGTCCACGTATCCAGCGGCGATGCGCTTGACCTTGCCCTGGAACTCCTGGAACAACGCCGCGAGGCTGGGCGCCACCAGCTTGCCGTTGGCCTTCTGGTAGGTTCCGAGCAAGTTGCCGATCCGCAGCGCGAACGCGGTCGCGTCCTCCGGCTTCTTCGCCTTGGGCAGCGCGAAGGGCGCTTCGCTGGCCTTGCCGGCCTCGCTGGCGGGCTTCGCTGCAGCCTTGGTGGCGGCACCCTTGGTCCGCGCGGGGTTGGACTGGGCGCCGTTGCTGCGCGGCGTCATGCCCGCCTGCCGCGCCACGTGCTCCCACGCGCTCTTTGCGGCGTTGTAGGCTTGCTGCTCGCGTTGCGTGCGGCGCTCGCTCGGATCGACCGCATCGACGATCCAGTACTTGGCCTCATTGACCGCGACCGCAGCCTCGCGCGTCTTGAGACCCAAGTAGGAGGCGATGCGGCCGAGCCGGAACTCGACAGCGACCGCCTTGGTCGCCTCAGGCATGTTGCCGTCGGCATCGCGCCAGACGAGGTTGCCGGCTTTGATCAGGTCGACGCATTTGCTGTGTGCCGCGCCAGTCGACCGGGCAACCGCGTAGACGTTGGCGAGCGAGAAAACAATAGCAGTCATGACACGTAACTCCAGTGTTCGGGTTTGGAGCGGAAGCGCTCCGAGAAACTAGTCAGAGAGTTTCTGACTAGCTTCGCGCAACGCTCCCGATTACTGGCGCGCCAGCCTGGACTGCAGCGCATCCAGGGCCTTGTCCAGGGGCGAGCGCTCATAGCGCACCACCTCGGCGATGGGCACGATCGGGATCGCGGCGAAAGCCGCATCGATGACGCTCTGCGGGACCTGTGCCGACGGGCGCACGGGCTTGGCGACTTTCTTGGTGCTGGTCTTGGTCTTGGCCATGGTTAATACACTCCAGTGTTAGACGAAATAGATCAGATAGAAGGCGAGCGTGTCGGCCAGTTGTTCGCCCTTGACGTGCAAGATGTAGGCAACAAACCGGTATACCACGACAGCAACTCCTCTACATGACCTAACACCATAGAAGCACACTCTTGCTGGGATGTCTAGTCAGAGGTCTGACCAAGGTTTTAACCCAAAGAATTCTTTGTGTGTACTTAGAGGGTCAGGGGGGAAGTGGTCTCCCGCCAGGCGAATTCGACCGTCGCTCACATATGATTTGGAATTTTTCCGAAATATTACTTCAGCAAACTTTGTACAGGATGAGTTTACGCACATATGATTTGGAATTTTTCCGAAATATTACTTCAGCAAACTTTGTACAGGATGATATCGATTTCCTAGTTGACGGATGCGCCGGGCTTGGCTAAGTTCCTGGCAGGCTGAGGATGATCGGTGTCGAAACCTCCGTCCCAGCCAGTGGTCTAGGGGTCTGTTCGAGACATAGCCCCCGTTCTCCAGGACAAGCGTCTGGGCCACGCTAGGCGGGTGGGTTTGGCGACGGGACCCACCCGCCGAACTCTTTTTGCTGGGTGGCTTCGTCATCGCTCCGGCGCCCGGCAGGTGCCTCTCGCTCTTCCTCGACACCCCCTGGACTTCCCGATCTTCCTCAACGACTATTGGCTAGCTTGATACAGGCTCGTGCCTGGGCTATACATTGTCGAGTGCTGGAGCGAGAGGCGCCCGCCGGGCGCCGGAGCGAAAGCCGAAGACGATCGGCAAAATGAACTCTCTTGCGCAGATCAACTCTCCCCAGGAAGATGGCGTGCCGCGGGACCCCGCGTTGCTGCCGTACCCTCCCATGCTCCCGGTCGAGATCGCCCTGCGCCAGCATCCCGTCAAGGCGATCTGTGAGGCCTACGGCATCGACCTGGCCGAGTGGCGCGAACTCAAGACCAACCCCGTGTTCCTGGACGATCTGCGGGCGCGCATCGCCGAGCTGAAGCGCGACGGCATGACCTTCCGGATGAAGGCCCGGCTCCAGGCTGAGGAGATGCTCAAGGTCTCCTGGGCGATGGTGCACGCGCCTGGCGACACGGTCCCGCCGGCTGTCAAGGCCGACCTGATCAAGTCGACCATCCGCTTTGCCGGCCTGGACGACAGCAAGAACCAGGCGGCCATCGCCGCCGCGGCCGGCACCAACCTGCAGATCAACCTGATCTTGAAATGAGCCAGTCATGCCCGAGCGCCCCGACAACAAGAAGACTTACTACATCGCCTTCAATACTTTGGAGATGCCTGGCAAGCTCGTAGCAGTGTCTGTGCAGCTTAGCACGGAGATCATTGCCGATCTTACCCGCCTGCTACCCATCAACCTGTGCGAACATCCGCTATACCCAGAACTTGCCAGGTACGTGAAGGACAACCCGGTGGAACCATCATGATGAAAATTCTTCTGGGCGTCCTGGCCGTAGTCGGTGGGGTGTTTGCTTTAGCGTGCGTTCTGATTATTGGTGCCGTCATCTGGGTCGTCTCTATGCAGTGGTGGGACTGACATGCCCAACCCTTGGCTCAACATCCACACGAAGGATAAGATCATGGCCGATACGAAGAAGTCTGGCTCGTTCAAGGGCAAGTCCAACAAGCTGGGCGAGGGTGGCCGGGCGGCGCAGCTCAAGGCCAAGGGCGTGCCCGGTGGCGTCATCGGCGACATTGCGCGTAAAAAAGGAGCTGCCCCTGGGCAGAAGAACTTTCACGGCGGCGCCGACAAGAGCAAGAAGCCCAGCCCGATCGACCCCAAGACCCTGGGCTCGATGAAGGACAGCCTCAAGAACCTCAAGTAGTGAACGCGCTATCGGCGCTGCCGCCAAAGCTCAGGCTGGTCAGGATCACGGCGGGGCACTTCGTCGCCGGGATCGAGACGGACGGGATGGTGCGGCGGGCGGCGCCGATACTGCGCTACATGCTCGGCTGGCAGGATGCCCGTGTCGAGCTGTACTGCGACGCGCGGGGCTGGGCCATGCAAGAAGTGGTCGATGTCCAGGCCAAGAAGTTGGACTGGGACCTGGACGACGCCAACTTGTGGAAGTGAGCCAGTGCACATTATTAATTATAAGCCGGCGCCGACCATCCGCGAGTTCATCCTGGACTATAAGCCGGGAGAACTGTTCTATGACTGGATCGTCGGGCCGGTGGGGTCGGGCAAGACCACGGGCGACTTCATGAAGCTGGTCTACATGGCCGGCTTGCAGGCGCCCCAGGCCGACAAGATCAGGCGGACCAAGGCCGTGATCGTGCGCAACACGGCGCCGCAGCTCAAGGACACGACGCTGGCGAGCTGGAACTATTGGTTTCAGGACGGCGTGGCCGGCTCCTGGCGGGAAACCAGCAAGAATTTCACGCTGCGTTTCGGGGACGTCGAGTGCGAGGTGCTCTTCCGGCCGCTCGATACGCCCGAGGACGTGGCTCGCGTGCTCTCGCTGGAGGTCACCTTCGCCATCATCGACGAGTTCGTGCAGATACCGCGCCCCATCGTCGACGCGCTCAGCGCCCGGCTGGGGCGCTATCCGCCGGCCAACGAGGGTGGGGCGACCAACTGGGGCATGTGGGGCGCCTCCAACCCCGACACCGAGGACAACTGGTGGTTCGACCACCTGAACAACAACGACAAGGAGGTCGAGCGGGTCATTCTTGGCGAGGATGCCGAGACGCGCCAGGCTAAATTGGAGCTTTTGGGCAATCCGGATCGCAATATTAAGTACTTTTTGCAGCCATCGGGCTTTTCGGACGCGGCTGAGAACCTCGAATACCTGCCGGGTAACCGGAAATACTATACAAATCAGGCAAAAGGCAAATCAGATGCGTGGATTAAGCAGTTCATCGAGGCTGAATGGGGTTTCAGCGTGGCAGGCAAGCCTGTTGTTGCGACATTCAGGCCTGAATTACACCTTAGCAAGTCCGCGCTACGCTTCAATCCGTTCCTACCTCTTGTCGTCGGCTTCGATCCGGGCCTTGCGGGCAGTGCACTGGTCTTCGGGCAGCAAGACGTCCACGGGCGGCTACTCATACTTGGGGAACTCGTTCAAAGTAACTATGGCGCTCAGCGACTTATCCGAGAACGGCTCAAGCCGTACCTATTACGTCGCTTCCCCGGAGCCAAGCTCGTCATAGCGCCGGACCCGGCGAGCGCCATCCGCGGCCAGCGCGACGAAGTGCCGGTGGTGGCCGAGTTCAAGAAGCACTACGACGTCAAGATCGAGACCAACAATCGCCTGCCGCTGCGTCTGGACGCCTACGACCACTTCTGCTCGACGCTGACCGAGGTCGGCCCGGCGCTCCTGGTCGATGCGCAGCAGTGCCCCATGCTGGTCCGGGCCCTGAAGGGCGGCTGGCGCTACGCCATGGACCCCAAGAAGGTGGACCAGATGAAGAGCGCCGAGCCCGAGAAGAACCAGTACAGCCATGTGGGCGACGCCGGGGGTTACCTGGCAAGGTATTTCCACAAGCAGACCGAGCGCGAGCTGCGCTATGGTGCCGGCCCGAACGGTGTTAGGAAACCATTCGTACCGCCGCGGTCCTTCGGGCCGGGCTACCACTTCAAGTGAGGGAACAATGGCTCAGGCACTTGCCGCCATAGCCGAGCTGATGCCGCCTTCGACGAAGGTGCAGACGCCCGAGGACGCTCCGGTCAAGGTGATCAAGTCCAGCGACCTGCGCCAGCTGGGCGAGAAGCTGGCGATGCTGTTCATGCAGTATCGGTCCGACCGGCGCATCGCAGAGCTGCGCTGGCTCAGGAACGAGCGTCAGTATCTGGGCATCTACGACCCGGAGATCGAGAAGGAGCTGAATGTCAACCGCAGCAAAGCCTACCCGCGCATCACACGGGTCAAGTGCATCTCGGTGCTGTCGCGGCTGATGAACCTGATGTTCCCCGGCAACGAGCGCAACTGGGAGATCAGAGCCAGTCCGAGCCCGGACATGACTGTGGAAGATGTCAAGGAAGCCATCGCGAAGCAGCAGAAAGAGGACCAGGCAGCCAACGTTCCGATAGAGATGGACCTGGCTTACGTCATGGGGGCTATCCAGAGCTTGGCGGATCAGCGGGCCGAGG